AAATAGCATCTTTTGTAAACTGCCAGATGTTATAGTTTGTGCACCGGAGGGATATGCACTAAACGCAGGACCAGAAGCAACTGAACCAGTGTAACCAATAACACCTTGGCTACCTGTGTAACCTTGAGAACCGGTATATCCTATATCACCTTTGGAGCCACTGTAACCAGAAGATCCTGTATAACCTAATGAACCAGTATATCCTTGTGAGCCAGCATAACCAACAGAGCCTGTGTAACCTTGCGAGCCATTATAACCTTGAGAACCACTATAACCCTGCGCGCCACCATTTCCTACTGAACCAGTATATCCCTGTGATCCAGTGTAACCAAGGGATCCTGTGTAACCTATAGCGCCTTGTGATCCTGTATAACCTGCAGCAGTACTGGCTGAACCAGTATAACCTGCACCAGCAGATCCTGTGTAACCATTACTGCCAGAGGTTCCTGCTGAACCAGTATATCCTATAGGACCAACTGCTGATTCCTGAACCCATTGAGTGGTGTCAACATCAGTGTAGTAAACATAACGGACCCCATCATAATTGTTCCACCATGTATCACCAGCGATTGCACCAGCGGGAGCAGTATTTCCAATATATGTTGTACCTTTAGATCCAACGTAACCTACTGAACCAGTATATCCGGATGAACCAGAGTAGCCCTTTGAGCCTGTGTAACCAAGTGAACCTGAGTAACCAACTACAGTACTAGCAGAACCAACAAAACCTTGTGAACCTGTAAAGCCGATATCACCTTTAGAACCAACATAACCTACTGAACCAGTATAACCCTGTGAACCACTATAACCGAAAGAACCAACATAACCTTGTGAACCAACATAACCGATATCACCTTTAGAACCAACATAACCTACTGAACCAGTATAACCCTGTGAACCAGTATAACCTTGTGAACCAGTATAACCTTGTGAACCAACATAACCAATATCACCTTTAGAACCAACATAACCTACTGAACCAGTATAACCCTGTGAACCAGTATAACCCTGAGAACCCGTATAACCTCTAGAACCGGCATAACCAGTTACGGTGCGCCAATAGACACCGGAGCCATTGCTCGTTAAAACTTCACCTTCTACACCCACAGAACTGTTCGCGGATATCGCCTTAACAGTTAATGTATTAGAAACTCGGACGTTAGTATTATTTGCACCAATTTCGAATATGATTGAACCGTTCGTGGAATACAAGATTCCATCGGTCATATTCAGTGCTAATTCGCCGGGATTGGGGATCGTTGTGGTATTCGCTGGGCGACCTGAAATCGCCGTGCGTTTTACTTGAACGACCGTGTTACTAGCCATATGGCATTCCTATCCGATATATATCGATATAAATAATCAAGTTATATAACTTGACTTTTAATCACCAATACAGTATACTCATTGTATAATACTTATTATTTATATTATAGGAAAGCGATATGAAATTAGCGATAATTGATACCCTTGGTCTTTGCTATGATGGCAGTACTCTCTCTAAGAGAGGTCTTGGAGGTTCTGAATCTGCCGTTATCCTGATGTCTCGGGAACTCTCCAAAATAGGTTTCGATGTTACAGTATTCAATGACTGTATCCACGATGGCGGCGAACCTGGAGTTTATGATAATGTCACGTATCGTCCACTATCCGAAATCGAAAAAGAATCAGGATACGATATCGTTATCGCCTCTCGCTCTGTAGCTGCATTTGCTCCTGCTGATATTGGCCAGAACTTTAAGTCTTTCGGTCGTCTACCAAACTTTGAAAACTTTATGAAATCCGCAAAACATAAAGTGCTCTGGATGCATGATACCTTCTGTGATGGTGACCAGTTCATTGAACCATTCCTACTCGATGGTAGAATAACCGAAGTATTCACCCTATCTGACTTCCATACATCTTACGTTGGTAACTGTGACCATGGCAATAAGCGTATGTTTGAAGTCATGAAGAATTATATCTTCCAAACGCGCAATGGTATCATTCGCTATATTGACTGGGTTGATATTACTAAGAAGGATCCGGATCTATTCGTATATAATTCTTCAGTAAGCAAGGGTATGATTCCTCTTGTTGAGAAGATTTGGCCACGGGTTAAGGCAAAACTGCCAAAGGCAAAGCTTAAGATCATTGGTGGGTATTACAAATTTCGCGATGACCATGGTCCTGATGAACAAGAGAGGAAGTTCCACGAACTTGAGAAGCTTAATACTCAGCTGGATGTAAACTTCACAGGCATTATTAAGCAGAGTGAAATTGCTGAGATTATGGCTGATGCCTCATTTATGATTTATCCAGCAGCATTCCCTGAGACCTTTGGTATCTCTTGCCTTGAAGCTCTAGCTCATAACACCCCTCTACTAACATGCCGCTTTGGTGCTTTGGAAGAAACGGCTATCGATGTTGCTTGTTATAAAATCCCTCATGCTATTGAGCCTAATAATCTATTCCGCTTTATCAATACCGATTATCAGGTTGATGTGTTTGCTGATATGGTTGTCCGAGCTTATAATGACAAGTACCTGCATCAGCAAAAGATGTATGCATGTAATCAGATAAAGGATGTTTGTGGCTGGGATACGGTTGCCTTGCAGTGGAAACAGCACTTCTATAAGATGCTTAATCTATTCCTACCTCTAGATGATTACCGCAAGGTAACTCATATTAATCATAGAGTGCGTAAAGTATTCGGTCGCAGGTTCTATAACTCTGATGAATCACAGGATCCTAGAAACCCTGAAAAGAACATACAGATCATAACTCCTGTTTATAACTCAGCAGCGTATATTGAAAACTGCATCCTTTCAGTCGCGCAACAGGATTATAACAATTACAATATGCATATTATCAATGATAAGTCAACTGATAATACCCTAGATGTAATCAACAAGACTCTAGCTTCTCTACCTGAAAATATTCGTGGTAAATTTAATGTTATAAACAATGAAACCAATATGGGAGCTGTTTACAATCAAATAAATACTATTAGATCGAGGGTAAAACTTGCTTCTATTGTAATGCTCCTAGATGGTGACGATTGGCTAGTAAATGATCCAAACATATTCCACAAATACAATAACATCTATAAGGATGGAAAAGCAGAGTTTACCTATGGTAGCTGCTATTCATTAGTGGATAAAATTCCCCTTATTGCTCAGCCGTATCCACCAGAAATCAAGAAAAATAAAGAATATCGTAAATACAAATTCAATTGGAATATGCCTTACACACATCTAAGAACATTTGATGTTCGGTTACTGAATAATATTAATGACAGCGTGTTTAAGGATGCAGAAGGTAACTGGCTAAAGGCTGGCGGAGATACTTCTGTATTCTATAATTTAATTGAACAGGCTGATCCTGGTAATGTAATATGCGTTCCAGATATCGTATATAACTATAATGATATTAACCCGCTGAATGACTATAAAGTAAATGCTAGAGAACAAACAAAAAACGCTAACATGGTTATGGAGAAAACACCTTGAAAAGAATTCTAATCGGTATTCCTACAGCTAACGATATTCATCCTCAAACATTCAAGTCAATCTATGACCAGATTATCCCTGCTGGTTATAAAGCAGACTTTCAATTCTTCTATGGTTATAACGTTGATCAAGTCCGTAACCTAATTGCTGACTGGACTGTAAAAGGTTTTGATTATCTATTTGCCGTTGACCATGATGTATCATTTGCTCCTGATACTATTATGAAACTATTAGCACATGATAAGCCAGCAGTATCAGGTCTCTATCGTCAGCGTCTAGAACCACAGGCAATTGAAGTCTATGATATGAACCTTGCTCGTATTCCTTGGTCGCAGCTAAAGGGTAGAGGTCTTGTTCAAGTTGGTGGCTTTGGTCTAGGGTGTGTTCTTATTAAGAAGGAAGTATTTGCTGCTGTAGGTTATCCGCAGTTTGTTTATCATGATGCTCTTGATCATAAAGACACTTTCAGCGAAGATCTAGACTTCTGTCGTAAGGCTACTCGCAAGGGATTTACTATGTGGGCTGATACTTCTATTGTGTGCGGTCACCATGGTCATAAAGTATTCACCATTGTAGATGAAGCACCACCTGTTGTTGTTGAAAATCCTGAGAAGAAGAGACTCAGAGAACTAGGTGCTATGCGTTTACTCCCTCAGACGCACACACAGTATCTTGCCAGCATGAAGAATGGTGGGATTGAACCTAAAGTGATTTATGATATTGGTGCGTGTGTTCTACACTGGACTAATGAAGCTAAGACTGTTTGGCCAAACTCACAGTATGTTTTGTTTGAAGCTATGGATGCTACTAAGTTCCTTTATGAAGAAGGCAATTATCTTCATAACTGTGGCTTACTATCATCAGAAGATGAGAAGGTAATTTCTTTCTATGAGAATACCGAGCATCCTGGTGGTAACTCAGTGTATAAAGAAAATAATGTTTTAAGTCCTCGCGCGGATGAGCTATTCCCTGAAGAGAAAAAGGTTCGTAAGATCTCTATGACACTTGATAGCGTGGTAAAGGAAAACAATTTCCCTATGCCTGACCTTATTAAGATGGATATTCAGGGAGCAGAACTAGACGTACTAAAGGGTGCTGCAAATGTTCTTAAGAACTGCAACCATGTCATCCTAGAACTACAGCATGTTGATTATAACTTCGGTGCTCCAAAGTCAGAAGAAGTTATTGAATACATGAAGGGATTAGGATTTAGTACTGCTGGAATGTTCTGTGGTAGTGCATTGGGTGTAGATGGCGACTATCACTTTACTCGTGATTAGAATGTTCCACCATCAATACCGCCAAGCACAAAGGTGCTATTAGTATTGTTATAAACTAATACGTTGCCATTAGCAGTATTTGCTAGATTAACATCAGTAAGCTGTGCTAAAGCAGTGGCACCATTACCACCACCAACTACTCCACTGCGGAGAATGATTGGGCTGGTATTGGTGCTGAATTTCACAGCATTAAACTTAGGAGTAATTACTTTAACATTAATAGCCATTAGGGATATGTTACCGTTGTTACTTCTGGAGTTACTGTAAGAATACCTTCCACGATTCTAGTTACTGTACCAGAACCATCGATGCTGATTACGTCATACACGTATCTGCCATAATCCATAGCTAATGATACATTTGCTGTTAAAGACAAATTGATCACACCATTTGATGGTGTAGGAACACTAACTGCGAAACTAACAGAGTTAGATGAAGTATACCATTTACGAATCTGAGCTTCTACAGTATACCCAGTTAAATCAATTGCCTGATCATTATCATCAGTCAAGTTTAATGCTGTGGTGAAGGTAGTACCCTGATCAACTACAATGTTTGCTTTCGCTGCCATAATACTTCCTATACTGCTATTGTAGTTCTTTGAAAATTCACAGTTGAGGTAGTTGTAGAATTTGTTGTAGGTGAGATCAATAGATTAACATTACCTGATGCCACATTCACTGTGAACACAGCCATATTACCCTGAACAGTATTGCTTGTTAGTGTGGCATATTCTGTTAAGAATGCATCCGTACCATTATGCAATAACATAATTTCAGTTGACTGGAACCCAATAGCAGTAGCATTAACCTGTAGTAGATATTTTATAGTTCTTGCTGAAGTTAATGCAAAACTATCAACAACCTGCGCAGCTACGTTATCAGTAAAGCTTGCTGTGTTAGATACATAGGTCGCTTTATTAGTATAAAATCCAGTGCTGATGTTAAGAACATTAGCTGTAGTGTTATTGCCACCACGAATAGCGTCTTGAGCAATAAGAGTATTAGCTGAGAAGAAACCATTTAGGTAAGAGTTACCCGTGGTAAGACCTAACGAACCATTAGCTGTTAAACAGTTATTTGAAATGATTGTGGCAACGTTATTGGTCTTTTGGATCCAATCGTTGAACGTGTCGGTAGTAGTGTTGACGTTTGCTGTACTAATTGCCATTTTTTCTTTCTACCATCATCTTTAGGATTTCTTTGATCTCAGAAACCGCATCTGTTAATTCTTCCACCTTCTTATTTATTTCATCGGACTGGCTCAATC